GTCTAACTCTAGCCCAGGGATTCATAACAACACTAATGACTTTAGTTCCTGGATAATATTCTTCTCTTTGCTTCAGATTTGCCTTAGCATTATCTAGCTCGTCGTCTACTATCAATCGATACATAGCAACTTTTGGAGCTAAACAGTGGAACCAATATTTTATCTCTCCTATACCAATATAGGACATTGGTATTTTGATCCACATAAAAAAGGAATTGCCTGTTTTAAAATTTTCGTTCATTCTATTATTTTATGTGATTTTTTGGATCTTGTCAAGATTTTATTAGAGCAAAAAAATTCTATAGATGCTGGTTTAATAATAAGTATCTTACAAAGTTGAGAGGGTTAAAATGAAAATATCCATGATAGGTTGTGGTAAGTTGGGATTACCTTGTGCAGAAGTGATGAGCACAGTGTATGATGTTGTAGGGTATGATGTAATAAAAGATCCAACAGCCACTATACCATTATTAGATTCTATACAAGCAGCAGTAATAGATAGAGACATAATCTTTGTAGCTGTACCAACTCCTCACGATCCATCCTATGGTGGGTCTACTCCGATAGCCGATCTACCTCCTAGAGATTTTGATTATAGCATAGTTCAGACGGTGTTAAGAGAGATTAACAAATATGTTAACCAAACACAGCTAGTAGTATTGATTAGTACTGTATTGCCGGGTACAGTTAGAGCACACTTGCGTCCGTGCATTACGAATGCTAGATTCATTTACAATCCTTATCTAATAGCTATGGGATCAGTTAAATGGGATATGATTAATCCAGAATGTTTAATTATTGGAACAGAAGATGGATCTCTTACAGGTGATGCACAGATATTGATCGATTTCTACAAACCTTTAATGCAAAATAATCCACGTAATAATGTTGGTACTTGGGACGAAGCAGAAGCTATAAAAGTCTTTTATAACACATTTATTTCTGCTAAGATCGGTCTAGTAAATATGATACAAGATGTAGCAGAAACTAATGGAAACATCAATGTTGATGTAGTGACAGATGCTCTTAAAGCTGCTACACAAAGAATTACCGGTCCTAAATACTTGACTGCAGGATTAGGTGATGCAGGGGCTTGCCATCCTAGAGATAATATAGCATTGAGATATCTAGCAGAGAAACTGGATCTTGGATATGATTTATTCCATGCTATAATGCATAGTCGAGATAAGCAAGCAGAACGTATGGCCAATAAATTGATAAAATTAAGTAGAGAAACTGATTTGCCTGTAGTCATACACGGTCGTGCTTACAAACCCTATGTTCCATATACTATCGGTAGTTACAGTGAATTGGTAGGATACTTTGTAAGAGAAGCTGGCATACAATTAAATTATGTAGACCCACTCACAGGCGATGATGCGATCATTGATAGCCCTGCTGTATTCTTAATGGCACATAATGCAGAAGTGACTTATTCGGGAACAGGAGTGCAACTTGTCCCTGATAGTCTATATTGTACTATACCTAAGGGTAGCGTAGTTGTTGATCCGTGGCGACAGTTTCCAAAAACAGATGGTATAACTGTTATACACTACGGTAATACACGAAATGTATGATATCATCTTTATCTCTTATAAAGAACCAAACGCAGAAGATAATTGGCAACTGTTAAAGTCTAGATTTAGTTTGGCTAAAAGAGTTAAAGATGTTACTGGTATCCATCAAGCACACGTTGCTGCTGCTAAGAAATCTATGACCAATATGTTTTGGGTAGTTGATGGTGATGCCCAAATAGTTGATGATTTTAATTTTGATTATGAAGTTGATGATTGGTCAAAAGATTGTGTCCATGTGTTTAAGAGCCAAAATCCAATCAATGGATTAACATATGGATATGGTGGAGTTAAGCTGCTACCAAAGAAATTAACAATGAATATGGATATAACTACAGTAGATATGACTACTTCTATCAGTGAAAAATTTAAATCAGTTCCTATCTTAAGCAATATTACAGCATTCAATACAGATACTTTTAATACTTGGAAAAGCGCATTCCGTGAATGTGTTAAATTATCTAGCAAAGTGATAGACGGACAAATAGATGCTGAAACACAAGATAGATTAGAAATCTGGTGTACTAAAGGACAGAATCAAGACTACGGTCATTGGGCATTGCTCGGAGCACAAGCAGGCAGGAAATATGGTTGCGCAAATGCAGGTAACCCAGAAATGTTGTTAAAGATAAATGATTGGAAATGGTTGAAAGATGAGTTTGAAAAATACTGATTTCCAAAATATACCGTGGGATGATATAAATGAATTTGGCCAAAAGACTATGCTTGGGACTGATCTATTTGCTGTTAGCTGGATTATGGGGAGGTTTTGTAATTATAACTGTAGCTATTGTTGGCCTTATGCTCGCAGTGATGTACCTGATCACTTTCCTTTGGAAGTTTATAAACGCACGATAGACGAAATCAAGAAACAGGCAAGGTCGAATGGATTTAAAAATTTCCATTTTAGTTTTAGTGGAGGAGAACCGACAGTTTTCAAGGATTTTGATAATTTACTCAGTTATTACGTTAATGATGATTTACCTAGCTATCAAAGTTTTCATATGACTAGTAATTGTAGTCCGGGAATGAAATGGTGGAATCGTATGATCCCTACATTAAAAAAATTTAATCGAGCCAGTATTACTGCTAGCTTCCACGCAGAGTTTGCCGACGAAAACGAGTTTGCTGATAAATTACTATTCTTGTTAGAAAATCGAATATATGTAACTATAAACCAAGTAATGGTTCCAGACAGATTCCAAGAATATTATGATAGATGTAAAAGATTCTACAATAAAGGAATTAATATTACACTTAAACCACAAAGCGATCCCACTGCCAGCTTTGTTGTTTCTGGATATACAGAGGAAATGATAAATTTATTACAGACTGGGTTCCCTCAGCAGATAGATCAAGAAGGTATCTATCAAATTGAATTAAAAGACTCTAATGGAAAATTATATGATTTTGATCAAGCAGAGAGATTTAATGCTTTTGGTTTTAACAAATTTAAAGGATGGCGTTGTAACAGCGGATATCAAAGTGTTATAATACGAGGAAATGAAGTTAAGCGTAGTTATAGTTGTCACGATACTCCTTTAGGAACATTAAATGATGGGTTTAGATTGTTCGATCACCCAGAGATTTGTATAACTAATAGTTGTGTAAGTTCGGCGGATAGTAAGATACCAAAATGCAAGTTGATATAGACCATGTTCTTTTTTGGATGGATGCTATACGTAATAGCGACGATCGCTATCGCACGCTTGAGAGTTTTTGGAAAGGACAGATACACAGCAAGACTTGGTTAATAAACGGAATCATGCCTTATGTATCCTCGGCTTCTAGTAACGTAGTCATACACGGTGGATGGAATGGTGTTTTAGCGAGCCTATTATTCCAATCTGGAATTAGTATTGATAAAATAGTTTCGATAGATATAGATCCTAGCTGCGAAGAAACAGCCAGGACTATGAATAAGATAGAAGAAATAGAAGGTAGATTTAAAGCAGTAACTTGCAACATGGTGGATTATGATTACGAATTTTATCCAGATATTGTTATCAATACTAGCTGTGAACATATAGATCAAGAAACCTATGAAAAATGGTTAAAAAAGATACCAGGAAGATCTATGATAGTATTACAGAGCAATGATTATTTTGATCTAGAAGAACACATACGTTGTGCAGAAGATATAAATGAATTTAAAGAACAAAGTAAGATTAAACATATAGCTGCGCTTACATTAGAATTACCAAAATATAATAGATTTATGTTAATTGGGTGATCTCTTTAGAGCCCGTATATCTAAGCTACAGTTACATTTTTCAATATTACAAATGACACTTTTTTCTATATCTTCTGGATACATATCTAAAAAATGTTTATAATTACGTATACCACAATTTGCCCAACCCGCAGAACAGTCATCGTTGATCACGAGAGAATAATTTCCTGCCCAACATTCCCATCCTAAGAATGAATTACGATCTTCTCTCACTAGTTTAAAAGAATCAAATTCTTCAGCAGACCCATCTGTATATGTTACTAGAGATTTTCCACGCAATAACCACTGGTGTGTCTTTTGTAATTCTTCCATCCTTTTTCTAGTAAATGTGAATTTGCTTTCTAACTTAGATAATTGTTCTCTCTGTTCAGAAGTATACTCAACTTTTGTGCTTCCAGCACCCCAATAAGTAATCGGAGCAGGTGTTACTTTTAAGTTTGGTAAATTGCTTATTTGATCGAACCAGTCTAATGATAGATCCCAATATGCGGGATCCATTATCACAAAAACTACTACAAAACTTTTATCAGTTAATACGCTTATCTTTTCTAGATCTAGTGTATGCTGGCTTGGATGCAAGGAAATATTCCAATTATCTACCAGATCTCCGGTTGATTCATAAAACCTAGCTGTTCTTACACTATTGCTATCTACAGCGACCTTCATTCCTAATGATTTAATCAGTTCGACTATTTCTTTAAATTGGGGATGTACTGAACATTCACCGCCAGTGAGTCCTACGCTAACTTCTCTATCTCTAAATCTATTTAAAAATGTTTCTAAATCTTGTAGATTTATTTCACGATTTTTTCCATTATGCAGATTATCGGGACAATATCTACAGGCATACGGACATTGTGTGGTTACATAATAATTGATCCTAAGATACTCTTTGTGCTCATATCCGATTTCTTTTATGTTTTTCATAACAGTGATTCTTTCTGATAATCTTTAAAATCTTCTGGTTTGATCAATCGTCCTTCGGATTTACTGCAACTAGCGGCACATATAGCTAACTTGCCTGTTCTGTAACTCTTATCCCAACTGTTTTTTATCGTTAAAAAGAAATCGCTTTTTACTACATCTTGTAAATCGTTTTTATATAGATTTATCTTATCTTTATTTTCCAAAGTCCACAGGCGATCCCATCCGTCATCCATTTTGACATTTAATCCATCTAATAAGAAAACATTTCCTGCTATATAGCAGCAAGGATAGGCAAGTCCAGCTGCATCTATATAAACAGTTCTCCTGTTAGCAGAATAACAATCTATTTTGCTATTCTCTAGATCGCCTAGATATGCGAGAATATCTGGATTCCTATTTTCCGAAAGCAATTTGTGTCTGTGTTCCGGTAAATCAGTTGGCATAAGTTTATCACCGTTTTCTAGTATATGCTCTAGATTAAATGCATCGTCTATTAAGAATCTATGGCTTTGTTTTGCTACAAATTCTACGAAACCCATCTTTTTGGCTAAATCGCGAGCTTCTTCTATCTGATGTTCATTGTGTTTAAAAACTATGAACTGCCAATGTGCGTTTCCACCAGCTTCTATAAACGCAGCGGTATTTTCCATTACTTTGTTCCAATTAACATTTTTCCTATAGAGGTGATTAGTATCTTCTAACCCATCGATAGCAAAGTATACCACATGCTCTGTATTTTTTAATACACGACCTAGGTTTTTCCAAAATTCTATAGTTTTCATTCCACCATTAGTAGAGATAGTAATAGATGCTTGCGGTGCTTTTATTCTTGCTATCTGGCACACATCTAAAAAATTTGGACTAGCGCATGGATCGCCTACTACTCCGGCAAATGTAAGCCTCTTTAATGAGGAATATATTTGATCAGATATCCTTTCGATAAAAAAATTATTAGTTAGATATCTCTGCTTAAACCAACTGTGATCATTAGGTCTAAATTCTCGAGCGCACTGCGGACAAGCAGCATTACATATTGAACTGTTTTCTATCTCTAATTCGTCTATCCGGTCATAAAACATTATACGATCTTTTGTACTTTTTCTATAAAATCGCTAGGATAATTTGTGCGAAAACTTTCCCAACAGAGTAACTGTAATTTATCAAACGGCTGCGGTTTATCCCATTCTATTCCTAGACCTGATAGATACTTTTTAAGCTCTGCTTGTCTGGTACTATAGATATGGCTTTCGACATCTTTTATAGATACTTGTGGTTCTGTTTCGTGATATGTAAAGAAGTAATTAATGCTTCTTAATTTACCGTCTATGATAAAATAACTGCTAGGATGCATGGAATATTTGTATAGTCCTAAACTACGATGTGCTTTTACAATATCGAGCATTTGATCTTGCCAATCTGGCAATGTGCTATCATAATTTTCTTGCAGGCATCCAGATCTCTCCCAAAAATCTACTCCATCAACCTTTAGATAAATCTTTTTGCTTTGATTGTCTATATCTAGGATTTCCGGAACTATATCCGGATATTGTTTGTTCATAATAGATAGAAACTTAACTTCTCTCTGCCATTTTTCTTCCATTTTTCCGGGATCAACTACTTCATTTTGTCCCCTGTGGTATATTCCATCGTTGAAATACCATTGGACAAAGGTTTTTTTATCTGTGCTTATTAAGCTTGTGTAAATAAGATTGTTGCGACAAAGCCCGTCACCGGGTACATTGTTATAATAATATTCATAATTCATAAATGTAATTATCTGTTAAAAAGTTAGGAAAAAAATAAAATGATAAGAGGAATCGGAGGAATACCATATCTAGATCTAGAATCCCATTTAGATATGGCAGCATTTGATAATTTGCAACCAGAGATAATCCGAGGATTTGCAGAAGCCCGAGAATATGCAAAAGAAGGAACTTGGATGGCTCCGGGTTTTACTTTTGAAAAGATGAGTTATATTGTAAATTGGAAACCAATATATAAGGCACTTGAAGAATTTATGTCACTGCCTGATGATGATCCTATCAAGATTAATGGTATGCCTCTTTATCAAAATCTAACAGATTACAAATATAGGAATAAATTTACTAGATATTTAAAAATGGCTATGGGTGCATATGACCCTTATATATATTATTTTCTATGGCAAGAGGGATCCTGGGATGACAGGACCGCTCCAAGAAAGTTGACAGAAGAAGCTAAATTTTTTCCTAATACAGTTTCTTGGATTGAAAAGTTGATAACTGACGGTATATTTGAGCACATTGGTAGAGTTATATTTTTCCATTGTGAACACGATGGTATCCCATTTGAACATAGAGATCTAGATGCCAAGAATGGAGTAAATGTAGATTATCCTCACAATAATGAATTTATACATATACGTCCAAATACTAAAAAAGCATTCTATCTCTGGGATCCAGATACTAAAAATAAAATATATCTAAATAGTCGTGCCGTTTGGTGGAACGATCAAGATTGGCACGGCGGCGAAAAGATAATTGAACAGAGCTATAGCCTAAGAATAGACGGTAAGTTTACAGAAGACTTCCGTAAGAAATTAAACATAGATCATTTGGAAAGCTACTAATGAGCAAAATAGTAATTACTGGACATACAGGCCCTGTGGGCAAAATACTTAGCGAATATTTTTCAAAAGAATACGAAGTTATTGGAATCAGTAGATCTACAGGTTATGATTTGTCAAACGCAGATGATAGATCTAAGATAATTGAAATTGCCAATGATGCTGACCATTTTATAAATCTAGCTAATGTAGGATGTAGCCAATCTTACATTTTATTGGGATTATACAATGCTTGGAGTCAACGCAGTGGAAAGATAATAAGTTTTAGTAGTATAGCGGCAGCATTGCCCTTGGAATTATTATATGGACATTCTGCTAGTTTAGAAATGATAGCCAGTAAATTCCTTTTGGAACAAACCCACAAAGAATTAAGTATGAAAAAACTATTTGGCAATCAGCCACAATCTGTTCTTGTAAGATTTATGAATTACGATCCTAAAGAGGGATCCAGGGCCTGGGAACCTTACACGGATAAACAACAGATGATTGATATGGTTGATTTTATATTAAAATCTGATAGCTATATTTCTACACTTGATTTTCGTCAAATACTACCAATTGATAAGCAATCTTAGGAACAAATCCGAGATTGGCAGCACCATGCCAATCTCTAGCCTCATCAAAAATAAACATATCTCCGGCTGAATATTCCAATGGTTTCCCATCATAGATAAAAATATGTCCTGGAATCATATCCTGCATCGCCATCCAGTATCTTTTAATATTCTTTTCACTATCTGGAAAACTATCAATATGTAGCGGAAACATTTCTCCGGGATTCATTTTACTAAACCACCATTTGAATCTAGATCCTACAGCTATCGGTGGATCTAACCAACCGATATGATTGTCGTAATAAAATTCCCAAGACAACTTATCGAGGTTATACCCTGCATCAGTCCACTTTAAAACAACTTCTTGTTTCCTATCCGTATTTTTTTCTGATTCAATGGGGCGCTTTTCTCCAGGAGAATTTAGCATAATGTCCATTATTCTTGGATCTATCCAATCTTTGAAATTTCCAACATAAATCATAAACATATTTAAGCATATTTGCAACAGCATAACTAATATATGAGTGAAAAGATAGAAGCCTATCAACGTCTCATCGAAGGAAAAACAGGTTCAAAGACCTTTTGCCCCCTTCCTTGGATACACATAGCTACTAGACCTAACGGTGATGCCCGACTCTGTTGCGGATCTAATGCTAGTGGTGCTGATACAGGAGACTATACTGTCGGTCTCGTAAAAAATCAAGATGGTAAACCTGCTAATTTTAATAGAGATTTACCTGTTGATGCATTGAACAATGGATATATGCGTGATGTCCGACTGACTATGATAGAGGGAAAAATACCCGATAGCTGTGCTAAATGTTTTGAAGAAGAAGCAAATGGTGTGATCAGCAAACGCCTTTGGGAAACCTATCATTGGACTAACAATAAGTTAGATATAGCACAGCTAATACGAGATACAGCAACTGACGGTACTATACCCCCGAAGATTAGATATCTAGATCTTCGATTGGGACATACTTGCAATTTAAAATGTGTAATGTGTACACCTCACGATTCGAGCCGTTGGGTAGAAGATTATGATACTTTAATGGATACACTAGAAAGTCCACTTATACGATCTCAGATATCTTGGGATAGAGAATCTTTCAATAATAATTGGTATAAGAACGAGGGATTTTGGAATCAAGTTTATGAACAGATCCCTAATATACGCGAATTATATTTTGCTGGCGGCGAACCTCTTATGATAAAAGAACATAAGCGATTCCTTTTAGAAATAATAAAACGTGGATATAACGAACAGATATCTCTGAGATATAATACTAATGGTATATTTGTGACTGATGAAATGATCAACATATGGTCTAAATTTAAGAAAGTAAAAGTAGCTTTTAGCATAGATGCTGTGGGTGAGAAAAACTGGTATATACGTTATCCCACTAATTGGGATGATGTAGTTAGAAATCTTAGGAAACTAGACGCAACTCCTGATAATATAGAGATAGGTATACAAGCTGCTGTACAGATCTTTAACATAAAACATCTCCCAGAATTTGCCCGATGGAAATTAGATATGGGATTCAAAAAAATCAATGATTATAAAGTCGGAGATCATCAGAGCGGCGGCGGATTAATTAATATGCATCTGTTATATCTACCCACGTTCCTTAGCGCTCGCGTATTATCTGAAAAAGATAAACAAGATGTTGGCGATAGATTCTCAGAGTTTAAAGATTGGTTATGGAACAATTATAGGCAAGACGACGATTTCTGGAAGCACAATCCATATGGATGGACTAGATGGGAAGCTATACTTAGGTTCGTGCAATCGGGAGATCAATCTTCCCAGGTAGCTGATTTCAAAGAATATATATCTAGTCTAGATAAGATCCGCAAGACTGATGCTAAGTCTATTTTTCCTGAACTTGGTAATCTATTTTAGTTAGGGGTATGTCAGCTTCGCAAGTACACCAGTTGCGTGTGCATACTATTGGATCTATGGGTTTTTGGAAAGTACCGTTGTATATGTTTCCAAGGCTATCACCGACCCTACAAGTAGCACGATGCACTTCGCCATCCCAGTTTATCATTAGGCTTTCTAATCCTGCGTTGCAAGTCCAGCCTTTAAACTGATTCATATGTAATTTAATGATATCATTGGCGTGCATTTCTTCAAAATCATCTATTATACAGTTTGGCCATATCGTGGCGGTTGAATTTTTGATCCATTCTAGATCATCAGGATGATATCGCATATCGTCAAACAGATCGTGATTGCCTTCGGTCCAGCGTATTCTCCTAACTGCATAGGGTATTTTAATCATTTCGAAAGAACGCTTTATTACTCTAACATCATCCATATGCTTATAGTGTGCCATTATGTGTACTAATACTCTATTTGTCCTTAACACCTCAAATTCTACTATGTTGTTTATGCATCTTTCCCAATCTTTCTCAAAATGGAGGCTAAAAACATATTGATCAACGATGTGTTGTTGTGATTCGTACCATTTGGCCAACCTAGTAGCATTGGTTGTCATGCTTACCCAAGTGATATTTTCAGCAGCATTTATAGCAGTTAACAGCTCTTCTATGTGAGGGTGTACGCTAGGCTCGCCTCCTGTTAAACTTAGACGCACAGGAGCTTCTAATGCGTTTAAAACCGCCACTGTAGCTTTAAGCTTCTCTATGTCTGTATGAGGACTGTGATTGTCGTGGATATATTCTGGGCAATAGGTACAATCTAGATTACAGCGTTTACCTAGATTCCATTCTATCTTGATCTTGTCTTGATGCGGCCATTTGCTAGTGATTTTCCTCATAGTATCTTGGTCCTTTTTATTTCCTGATATGGACTGAGTTTTTGCACTATAGTTACTTTGTCTAGATCAATAAGATTGCTATCTATTAGATTTAATGTAGCTACTGGTATCATACCCAGTGCCATCCTTGGTCCCCAATATATACCTAGCTGATTTAGATAGTTACTTTTCCTATCAAACCAATCTTTAAATTCTTTAGTCCTCTGCTCGTATACCCAATCTAAAGTATCTGGACCAAACTTGATCTGCCAATCTGCGCTATAATACTTTAATGGTTTTATATTGTTATCTCCAACTACTTCGTCGTTGTCTTTAAAAACATCCAATAATGGCTTACCTACTTCGCAGTAGTTTATATAAACAGTACCAAAACGCCAATCGTATGTATAATATTGATATTCGTCATCTGTTAGTTCATATCTAGGCCTATCTTGATAAGTTCCTACTATAGTGGCATATGGGTGATGTGTTAACGGCAACATTTCTTCGTTAAAACTGAGATGCTCATATTCGTGTATCAGTATGTTAAACTTGCAGATAGCCTCTTGTGCTTCTGCACTGGCAGATTTAAACCATTCTGGTTCTTCTCCTACGGGCCCTCTTAGTTTCTCAAAGAAAACGTGCAGATAATTCATAGTGTCTTGATCTGGATTATCTTGTACAACTGTGTTAATGGTATTAGGATGATAGTTATTTACAGTAGCTATCTGTTGATTTAGTTGATCTACATAGTATGTTTTATCTCGAGGGCTATCCGGCCAGTTGCTGAATCTATCAGTTTCATAAAATCCATAATCTCTAGCTACTTCAGTAGCCCATTTTTGTGCTATGCCTGTATCAAATATATCAAAAGTTAGTTCGTAATCTCTTACAGAATTGCCAATGGTTAGTAAAAATTTCTCATACATGATCTTTGAATTCCGGAATAATATCTGTTATAGATTTTTGATTACGGCGCCGATCTAACCTAGCACTAAAATCTAAATATTTAGGCCATAGATGGCTCTGATCTTTCGAACGCAAATAGTTGATATTATCTTGTATCTGACCTAGTGTAATATCTAATAGTATAGGGTATTTTTGGACTAATTTAAAATCTTTCACACGGGGCTTAATAGCTTCTAATCTCTGTATAGCTTCTTCTTTTAGAGCAGGTGGTATTACTTGTGCTGATAACAAGTTAGGATATTCTACTCTATTGCCATAGAAGACGATACCAATATCGTCTAGGAAATATTCAATGATTTTGTCTAGTGTCATTATATTATCTGCTTGTACGCAGACTGCTCCAACTATACGAGAAATGTTTGGAATAGCCTGTATAGTTTTGATGTTAGCCACTAGATCATCCCAACTGGCATTTCCTCTTACGTGTTCGTAAACATCTCCTAATCCGTCGATGCTAACATTTACAGCTACGCTTTTAAACTTTGGCCAATAATCCCAAATATTACGCCCACCTTTAATACCTAATACACTTAGATTAGTAGCATATTTTATCTCTATCTGATCACCATACGGTGCTAACATATCCAATATGCGATAGTGCTGCGGATCCATGAGCGGTTCCCCGCCTGCGAATTCTGCTCTGCGGAAGTGTGGTATAACCCTAGCAAAACTATTCCACCAATTGGGATTGTCATCAAACTTATCTAGGTAGGGTTTCTTTTTTAAACCTAACTCGTTTATCGCATCCACCATAAAGTTGCCTTCTTCTTTATAGAAGTGTTCTACTTCGTCCCAGTCGTTCCAGCTAGTGCTATCCATGGGGTGGCACAT